CGTGCACGTGTAGGTATTGATAATGGAATTCTTGTATCATCTATTGCAGATGGAGATGCTTCCTTTGAACTACTAACTCTTACAGATGCATCTGCTAATACAGACATTGGTATACGCTTACCAAGTACAAAGCAAGAAGTTCTTGGATTTAGATTTACATTATTAAATGGTGGAAATCTAGAAGTTGGTCCTGTGCTTACTGGTTATCAAATAAAGTCTATACCTGCTGCCAAGAGGCAGCGGTTAATCCAGTATCCACTACAGTGTTACGACATTGAAAAAGATAAGTTTGACGTTGTGTTTGGTTACAGTGGCAGAGCCTATGAATTGGTATCTTCCTTAGAGGTTCTTGAAGAACAAGGAAATGTAATTAATATTACTGACTTCAGACTTAATGAAACCTATAAGGGTATAGTTGAAGAAGTAAGATTCGTCAATGAGTCCTCTCCCGATAGGGATAGTTCTGGATTTGGTGGAAAAGTATTAGTAACAGTTAGGAAAATTTAATGAAAAATTTTTTGTCATGGTTGGCTATAAGCCCACTAGCATCATTTGCAAAGATCTTTGGAGCAGGTGTATTAGGTTGGATTGTAGTAAATGTAGATAGTTTCAATGTGCATCCAGCATTAGCGATTGGTCTTGCTTCAGCATTACCTGTAATTATTAACTGGTTGAATCCAGTTGATTCACGTTACGGTAATGAAGGATATGTAGAATAATGTATCCACTTAAGGAATGGAAGACAACATTTAAGTACGGTGCTAAGTACAAGAATGGTGGAGTGCATAAAGGTATTGATGGTAAAGCATCCGAAGGCACACCAGTTTATGCCGCAGTAAGCGGCGTAGTTGTGCATTCAGGTACACATAAGTTTCTTAAAGGCTGGGGTCGTTCGTTCGGAGTTCACATAATTGTTGACAATGATAAGTTCAAAGACGGATCAGCAGGACTATGGGCAGGTTATTGTCATTTATCTAAAGTTAAAGTACCAGTAGGTAAAAGAGTTAAGAAAGGACAGTTGCTTGGTTACGCAGGTTCAACAGGTAACTCAACTGCTCCGCACTTGCACTTTCAAATTCTATCTACTCGTCATTGGAATCCAACAAAGCACGTTAATCCAAACAAATGGTTGAAAGCATAATGATTGATAAAGTAGTATCTAATAAAGATAAGCAACAGATTATCTCAGGTAAAGCAGTTGCTGTTCGCATTAATGGTAAGACATCTTGGAAGGGTTCAGCCCGTAGCAAGCGCAACATGTGGGAGACTACAGTACAAGTAGAACTTCCAGGTGGTGGATTGCCAAACGTCATTCGCTTCCGCTTCTGTCGTTATCCTGGAACTGCTCAGGCAGATTACACTGGTCACTTCTCATACCCTGTACACCCAGGTATGGCAGGTAAGACAGTATGGGTTACTCTAGCCCATGGCTTTATCTCAGGTGGTAAGATGCCAGTTGGTCTGTTCATAGACCATGATGGTACTGCTCCTATAGTCCTTGATGGACGGCAGATTAAGGCTAACTAGAGCCTCTCAGAGCCACGTAGAGACACTTAAACCCCTCTGGGGTAGTCATATACCATATCGGTACTTGATTACCTTAGAGGGGCTTATTTTTATGTACAAAAACTTGTACAAGTTTAGTACTAAATTTAGTGCTAAGTTACTGACCTGACTACATGCTGACAATAACAATCTATCTGAGTACACATGCCATGGAATGCTTTGGCTTTGTACCATAGTTCTATCTTGAATTGATGGGCTAATGTATTAATTCTAGATACAACTGATGCATCTCCTGCTGCTTTACATTGTTTGCATATCATCTTCTTTAACCTTCACTTCATCGTAGTCATTAAATGGTGGGTTGCCACCTAAGTACTTAACCATCTTACCTAATGCGCGATTGGCTTGCATCATGGTTGCTCGTGCTGTTGGCTTGTCTTCACCTATAGACTCATGAAGATCTTTACCTTCTACATCTTCAGCATAGAATAAGAATACTAAGTTCTGTTCTTGTTCACTTAGTTTTCCAAATGCTGATTTAATATCTGCAGCGTATGCCATCCAGTCACCAGACTCAGCAAGTGACTTAGTGTTACGACCTGTATTAGATAGTGCATTATCTAACTTAGTCCAGTCGTCTGACAAGACTGCTGGTATAAGCATCTTAATAAAGTCTTTGGTATACCAGAAGTTATCTGCGTAGTTATATCCTTCTTTAACTGCTTTTTCTCTTAGACAATAATCAAGAGCAGCGTTACGTAAGGAACGTGCAAATAACTTATCGCTGTCTTTCTGATTATCTAACGCCATCCACTCTTCTGTTTTGTTTGGATGAGTTGCAAACCATAACCATAGTTCTTGAATTACATCTGCTTTCTCAACCATCTTAAACTTAGATGCATATTCAGAAGAGATGCGATTAACCATATGGTAGTAATCGTCATGAACTTTATTAAAATTCATAGACCTTACCCTCGACAACAAAGGAACGACCATTGATTGGTACGTTAACGGGAGTTACGTTACCTCTACGTTGATAGAGTATCGTGAACCCTTGCTGCCAGTTAGCACCAGTCTGTCCGAGATAGTGTGCTTGCGCCAAGTCCATGAGATGTCCAACTTCCACACCGTATAGTCTGTTGTGGATGTTCCCACCAAACCCCGTGTGTTCGTGTTGGATACCTTGCTTATGGGTATGACCACAGATAACCGAAGCCCCAATTTGTTTAGCAAGGGTAAGAGCCGTACCACCAGGTTGTTTGTTGGCTCTACCTTCATCACCGTGGGCGAGTACCCAACCTGGAGCGAAGGAATAGAACTTATTGTGATATGTAATTTCGTTTTCAGCATACCGAAGCAGTTTGCTATACTCAAGATCTCGTAGAGATGAAAGGGCTGGCGCGTATCTTGATACGTAATTTTGTATTCTATCACCATGGTTACTCCTGATAGTATGAAATGGTTTGTCTCCTAATGCTTCTTTGAAACTAACCATGATCGAAGTAGTTTTATCAAGACCTTTTTGTAGCGTCCCTTCAAACTCACCTGCTAATCCTTTGTTCCAACGTGATGGTTCAGGGCTATCAGCCTCATCACCTACACAGAATAGTTCATCTGGTTGATAGTCCTTAACAAAATTCATGACTGCTTTCACAGCCCTTGGATCATGATAAGGGATCTGCATATCTGGTATGACTACAATAGTTTTCATAGGTTGTACTTAGTCCTTAAGATTTACTTCCACTTATCATCTTCGACAAGCACTCCGATGATAGCATAGTTAGCAATATCAATTAAAGTATCTCGAATTGATTCGTGGTTCGGCGTGGCGTTATTAGTAGTAAGATTACTTAATCTTTCTATCTTGTCATACAAACGTACGGCTAGACCATTCAATGGTCCACCTGGAGTATTAAGAATATTCTTTGATCCATAGTCTTCATTCTTAGAAATCATCAACTCAACAAGTTCATCTGATAGATCATAGAAATCCCAACGTAAATCTTTTAGACGTTCCGCTTCTCCGTATTGGATAGTCTTAGCAACAATTGGTTTTCCTCTATCATCACATAGTTCACATTCACACCAATCCCCTGCAGTTTTTGGATTATAAATTGTACTTCCTCCATCGTAAAGGATTTCATATTCCCAGTCTTCATAAAATTCCTTACTCTTCATTATGCACTTACCTTCTCTCTGAAATAATCGGCACCATTAATAAGGAACATGGAGTTAACATCTTCCGCTTCTGGCATCTGTAACACTATCACATTGTTCATCTCTTTGCTTAACGACTTGGCAAAGTCTGATCCTGGTTGATCACCATCTGCAAACACATAGATAGTTTCAAAGTCAGACAACAATCTATTGTAATGAGGCTTCCAACTATTAGCACCAGGTACACCTACTGCTGGTACACCACACTTGTAGTGCAATGTGATAGCATCTATCTCACCCTCACACACAGCAATAAAGTTACCTGCTTCATGTAAAGCACGGATGTTATACATGCGTGTCTGTGTTCCTGGCATACCCATATACTTAGGTTCTTCAGGACCTAGTGATCTAAAACGAATATCTACTGGTCCAGTAGGAGTTAGATATGGAATAGCAAGACGACCAAAGAATTGTTCTTGTCCTGGTAAAGGATTATCTACGACTCCTAATCGAATCTCCCGTGCTGTTTCTAGATCTAATCCTCGGTGTGCTAGATACTCTTCTGCCAAGTGAATGTTTTGGCTGTAATGACTGGTAGCCTTCTCCAGTAATTCCTTCTGCGATCTTGATTGCTTCACGAAACTTAACTCCTTCTTGTATGGCAACTATGTTAATTGCATTTCCTTTAACGCCACAACCGTGGCAAACAAACAATCCTTCCCTGACAGATACACCTGCACTAGCATGGCTATCATCATGGAAAGGACATTTAACTTTTTGCCAGTTCTCTATGTTACGGTTGAGTCTACCACCGTAGTGTTCTATAACTGGCTTGATAGGTAGATTAATATTCTGCCTCCTTTAGTAATTCATACCAGATCTTGACTGGCATAGTAGCATACCATTCGCCAACATCTGTTGTACCTTTCTTCTTGTGTATAACAACACCTGTATCTGCATTGTCATTCTTTATTTCTACATCAAGTTCACGTAACCATTCTGGCAACTTCATAGTTGCATGATTTTTTACCTCAATAACCACGGCAGGAATACCAGAAATATCTCCACGATCATTAACTCCGTTAAGAGAACGTCTTTCCACATAAGCCCTACCTTGTGCTTTTAGCCAGTTAACAACTGCTGTTTCTGCAGCAGTACCTTTTTGTTTACTCTTGCTCATATCCCTCTACAATCATTGAAAATTCTAACTGATCTATTAACCACAACAAAGATTCAAAGGTGTCATAGTATTCTTCGTATAGATAATCATCTGCTACTTCTTTAAGTGCATCAATGATATCTCTGTATGCTACATAAGTTTCATTCTGATATACAAGCCTACGTATTTGTTGACGTGGCATGTCCATTAGTAATCGTTTCTATCAAGCCATAGTAAATAAGCAAGCAATGATATTAAAGATATAAATACAAATGCTACAGTCATAACTACCTTGCTTCCTGTAAGTCTGCAATGAACATATACTCTGGATTAAACTGTAACCATACTGGATTATCTCCACCTGCATTGGCTCTACCATAGCGGTTCTTAACTGCAGCAACACCTAGCATTCCATCTTGTTGACCAACAGTAAGGATCAAGGCTGGTAACTGAGCCACCATACCTTGCAAAGAACTACGTGGCTGACAAGGATTACCTGCGTAACTCTCCTTAGTATGGTGAAGCACCAGTACTGCAGCATTAGTATCTCGCGCTAAGTACTTTAATTCTTTAAGGGCATTGCGCATGTTTCCGAATTCTTCTCCGCCATCCATGCTGATATCCATAAGGTTATCAATTACAATTAACGCTGGACTCTCACCGAGTAATTCTTCAACGGCTGTAACTTCATCATCAATATCTCCAAGACTAGGATTAGAATCAAAAGACCAGTATATATGGGAAGCAAGAGCAAGACGCTCACGGGCACCAACAGGATCTTCTGATATAACTTTCTCTGCTTCACTCTGACTTACTCCTGTAATCATAGAGTACAAACGCATAGCCATAGTATGCGCATTAGTATCTGCCGATAGGTAGAGCGTAGGAATTCTAGCCCTTAATGCTAAAGCCAAAGCAAGTGTAGACTTACCAGCACCTGGTGTGCCAGCAATCATACTTACTTCTGCTCTGCGTAATATGATTTGATTATTATCAAATGTTCTAAATACTGGTGGTAACGGTTCACCACCAATGTCAGGTCTACCAACAGACCTAGATAATGTCTTCATCTATTCTCCTTTGTTTACTTGCGTGTGACGTTGTGGAGTCGCACCACGTGAGATGATATTCCCGATCATCTTTTATCTCTGCACTTTGCTTTGATAACCCTACGGCACGTCACCATCCCGCTTCCCCTCGGAATGATTCTAGGTTTCCCTAGAAATTTATCTAGACCTTAACACCAAACTGTGGTGCTGTCTGATCTCCTGATGCAACCTTCGCACCTTGCCAACGTGGTCCACCTGCTGGATCAAACCAACCAACATAAGCCTTACCTGCTTGGTTAGTACCCTGCTTAAGAACCATAGGTCCATTAGGACATGTCGGTGCATCTGCACGTCCATATGTCCAACGACTACCCCAACGATCTTGAACTGTTTCTACACCTGCTGGTGCAGTCTGTTGTGGTGGTGGTACTGGTGCAAATCCTGCTTGTTCTTGTTCCCATGGTTCAATTGGTGTGCTACTAACTACTGTGCCACCTACTGCTTGCTGAACAATTGCTACTGGATTAGTCTGAACTGGTGCACTTGTTTGTCCACTGATTGCTGTCTCTAGCATATCTACATGGAATTCAACGCTTGCTTCTACTGCTGCCTCAACACGTGCAACGAACTCACTTGCTTCGTCACCACGTACTGTAAACAATGAACCCTTAGGGGTCTTAACTGTTACTG